TGGTGTTCAGCATTTTATGTCACGCAAAGAAGTCTGGCAGTCATGGAAACAAACAACAGTTACTGACAATATGGCTGAGACATTCTTCAAGCGTACAGTAGCTAAAGGTTTTACCCGACAACAGCAGGTAACAAAGACTAATGAAAGACAGCTTGAGAACCTGCTTGGAATATGGGGCAATGAATCTGGTTCATTGGGCCAGAACAAATGGGCATTGTATAACTGCCTTACATATTGGGCTACTCACACTAACGATCTGCGCTCACCGCACACCGCTAGTTACAATCGTGAAGCTGCAATAGCTAACGCAATGAAAAGCAAAGAATGGGAGTTCGTTTAATGCTTGTATTATCTAACGATCAACTAGATCAACTCTGCAAAAAGATTGGCAAAGAGCTATCGCCACATGGTTTTATGGCAATAGCTTCTGCAATCAAAGCAGTTAATCCTGACTTCAATGAAGAGAAGTTTATATCACGATCAACAATTTCATGGGAGGACAAGTATCTTGCACACTTCGATGATGAAATACCATACTGAAAAATGCACTGAGTGTGGTGGTACTGGCACAATAACATATGAAAAACCCGAACCTTGGGTTTGTCGTGACAGTCCACCATCCATTGAGGAAATAGTAGAGGAATGTGATGAGTGTGGTGGCACAGCATATTTTATTAATATTACTGCTGTCAAAGAAAGGTTGACGAAATAGATTTTTAACTGCATCAATGCAGTATGAAACCATATTTTTCACAACTGCAATTACTTGCTTCAGATCTAAACGTACCTTTGCTCGATGCCTTTAATCGAGCAGAGGTGCCAACATCTACATACTATAGGTCTGTTAATGGCACAACTGAGATGAGGTACGACACAGCTTGCCGTATCTATAAGGCGATCTATGAAGAACACTCGGCTGTCTCAAAACTACGATCAAATGATCCGCATGTTGGTCGAAGCGAGACATGAACGAAAGCTAAGTCAACCTGAGTTAGCTAACATTGTCGGATGTACTGAATCACTGATCCACAAATGGGAGCAGCATAAGAGGGTTCCGTCTGGATTCTTTCTTATGTGTTGGCTTGAAGCACTAGGGTATGACATTGAGATCAAAAAGAAAAAAGAACCAAACGATTAACTGCATAGCATGTGAGTCAAACACAGAATGGTTTGTAGCTATTCTCAAAAAAAATCACAGTCGCTCAATGGAAAAGTGTTGGTATGTTTGTCTAAATTGCTATGAGGAGGACCGATGGCAAATCGTAACAAGTCCAAAGGAACATACCACGAGAAGTGGTTTGTCGTTTGGCTCAACAAAATTAAAGCGCAGATCAAAGCGAAGCGCGTCCCCCTCTCAGGAAGCTTGGGAGGAGAGTATTCGGGGGACATCCACCTCGACATCAACGGACAACGATTGGTAGGAGAAGTAAAGTACAGAGATACTTCTAACTTCCCCAGCCCATTCAAAGTATTAGAAGGTAGAGACATTGCCTTTTATAAAAGACGGAGGGGTACTCCGCAAACGCTGGTCATTATGAGTGGCGAACAATTTCAACAACTAATGGAGAACGACAATGGAATCACAGAACAAACAGATTAAAGCATATCTTGAAACAGGTAGACGTATTACAGCATGGGAAGCATTGGATTTATTTTCATGCTTTCGTTTGGCATCCAGAATCCATGATCTTAAAAAGTCTGGTGTATCAATAGATAGCGATACTATTATTACCGATAATGGAAAACGATATAAAGAATATTGGATTGCACAATGAAACACATTGGTCGTGCAGTAACTAATGATGTGTGGTCAGCAAGTGTTGATCGTACATCACACGATATTTATGCCAAAGACAAACAGGAGCAACGTGAACGATCAAAGGCATGGAAGCCAGACACATTGGCTATCATGGCTAATCGTATAGCTAATAATGAGCCTGTGAGTGAAGGGTTTCTTTGGGGTCGTGATGCAGTGCGTATGATTGTGCAAGGATACATCAAAGAAAGTGAGCTTTCTAAGCATCGCAATGCTTTGATTAAAGCATACAAGGATATGTATCCTAAAGAAACAGTAGATAAAAAAATCATAGATTTGACGTACCGTCACGAGTACGCAAAGAAACATTACGACTTGCTTTAGCTGCACATATGCAGTAACGTGTACATATAAACAGGCATCTAAATGCCTACAAAAAAATGGAGAACAAAATGAACCGCAAAGGTTTTATTGGAGGCAGTGATTGCGTCCGTATTATGAATGGTGAATGGTACGATTTATGGCAGGTCAAAACAGGTCGTGCTGAATCTGAAGATCTTACTCACAACCTGCCTGTCCAATTAGGTATCATCACCGAAGACTTTAATCTCAGCTGGTTTGAAAAAGAAACTGGCAAAATCGTATGCGCCCACCAAAAAGAATACATACAAACCATTGGCACTGTGCCAGCCAAAGGCACTATCGATGGTGGCATTAAAGAAGAGCGTAACATCATCGAAGCAAAGCACACCAACGCATTCACAAATATGGATGAACAGATTGGTAGATACATGCCACAGATACAAATGTATATGCACTTAGCTAATGCAACAGGTGCATATCTATCTATAATATTTGGTAATAGTAAATGGGAGTATGTTCATGTCGCGTACGACAAAGAGTATTTCAATTCTATGTGGGCAGTGGTGTCGGACTTCTGGGGTTACGTTGTACGCGATGAAGAGCCGATTGGCATTGACACACCGAACATCGAGATCAACCACATTAAGGTGGACGATATGGTCGTTCGAGACGCAGGTAAAGACAACGCATTTGTGGACGCCTCGATTACTTACATTCAAGGATACGAACAAAATAGAGTATGGGAAAACTCCAAGAAAGATTTAAAGAATATGGTCGCAGCTAACGAGCGTGAGGTGTACTGCGATTATATAACTGTAAAGCGCGATAAGCGTGGAGCCTTACGCATAACAAGGAGAACCAATAAATGACAAAAAATATTATAAGCTTACTCATCAAAGTAAGAAACGAAATACAACCACCTAAGAAAGATGGGTTAAACCCACACTTCCGCAGCAAGTATGTTACCCTCGAAGGTTGCATTGACTCTGTGACTGAGCCATTGCACAAACATGGCTTCTTTCTTAGCCAGCAAGTAGGCACTAACGATACTGGTAACTTTGTATCTACTGTTCTGTATCATCAGGACTTTACGGATTGGAAGCTAACATCTAACGTGCCATTAGTACTTGGTAAGAATGACATGCAAGGTATGGGTAGTGCCATTACATATGCTAGAAGATATGGTATCATGTCATTGCTTAATATACCTGCGGAGGATGATGATGGTAACGAAGCCTCGCGCTCAAGCGGCCCCTCAAAAGGCCAAGCGCAGAGCAGCGAGGGGTCAAAAGACGTAAAGCCTGACTGGTAATTCTTGGGGGTCAATATTCTTTATTGAGTCACACCTTATCGAGGGGAAGGTTCCCCAAGAACCCCTCACCACACTTAACAAAAGGAGCCACAAGCATGGCAGAATATGACAATACAAATGATGGTGTAGCTTTCCCACCCTTCGAAGATATGAAGATGATCTTACAAGGTAAGATGAATGTTGAAGGACGTGACGGTAAATACGCTATTGTGCGTAGACAAACTCAAGGTGGCATGGAGATCATGGAAGTCTATGAAAAGGTTGGTGTAATGTTTAAGCAAGAGGGCGGTAAAGATGGATCGCCTGACTACACTGGTAAGATTTATGACATGCACGACAAACGACAGCCTTGGACAGATCCACATCCTAATCGTAGGATTGCAGCATGGCGTAGAATGAAAGATGAAAAGCCATACATGTCATTCAATATTTCAGAGCAACAAAATACTGGCAAATCAGAAAGCTTGCCAAAAGATAAAATTCCGTTTTAACTAAGGACGTTCTCCAAGAGAGTACGCTTACACTGCTCAACATGCCTGTTAGCCTCGCGGCTCTCTTGTAACTTGCCAGCCCTTCGGGGCTGGCCTTTTTTATCAAAGGAAAAACAAATGTCACCACTAGAACAAATGATACAAGATGCTAAAGTATGCAACGAAAGGTTGTATAAAATGGAGGGAAGAGTGAACGTACATAAAAGGCGTGGCAAACTATCGAGCAATAGTAAGCCAAA